ATGAGTAAGGCGGCCAAGACGCCCGCCATAATCAGACATGCTGCTATCTGTTCCTCGTGCATCTTCATTCAGTCTTCTTCCAACCAAACATGCTTCACATGATGCACTGCCCAGTCGAACACGCAGTACATGATATACCAATTCACCACTGTGACCAGCACTGCCACCACGATAACGCCGATCACGAACCATGCGAACGTAGGGATTCCCAGAAACATGATTATCTCCTATTCTTCAAGTCATCTACCATGCTGACAATCGACACAGCCATTACCTCTACCACAAGTATTGCCATAGCGCCTAAAATCATTCCAATGAAAAAATGCATCCATTTTCTACCTCCCTACAAGAATACCAACACCAATATAGCTAATTCAATACCAACGATACAAGCACCAACTACAATCACGCGCCGAATGAACCTAGCCCACAGCACATCTTGAATGTCGAATAGTTCAATCGTTTCCAGTTCCATTTCCATTCTCCCTTCGACTTATCAACTGAACCCATTATACCATGTCAGCATAACGGGTTCTCTGTAAACTTGAATTAATGAACAACATTCATTTATTAATTTTATTCGCGCTAATTAAACATCCAATAAATAGTCCAAACCAACTACCCAACACAAACGCTGCAATACTAATTACCCATTCCATCTCAGCACCCCGTTCCAACTTCCGCGATAATATCCGCCTGTGCTTATCTCCTGGCCTGTCTGATCGCCCGGTTGCCCTCCCGCACCCCCGCCCCATTCGTTGATGTGCGCTCCTACCAGCATGTTCTCACCGATGTAAATCTCGACGTGCCCGGTGCCCGCATTGATGTCTCCTTCGAAAAGCACGATGTCCCCTCGTGCAAGCTCTGATGCCGAAGGGTTCCCTGGAATCCAGGAAAACCCCAAGCCTTGAAAGATGCTGCGCATGTTGTAGGTGGAAGGCGAGGGGAAAGGCACGTCCCAGCCGTTCTCGCGGAAAGCCCAGCTAACGAGCGACGAGCAGTCGAAGTCGGTTCCACCGTCTCGAGTCGGTTGGTCGTACCCGTGCGAATCGTCCTCGGCGATCGCTATCGCCCACTGAACGGCACCTTCTACGCCCGATCCGCCCGGCGCTACGCTTCCACCTCCCGAGTTCAGATTCTTCGCGCTGATCTTCGTGAACATCGTGGTTTTAGTCCAGGAGCGGCGAGTGCGGTTCAGAACGTATACGTTGTCTTCCCACGTCCCGACATTCTTGAATCTGTAGAAGTCTATATCGTTGAAGTATATATAGCCGTCGTTGCCTATAGTCCCAATGTAGGCGTTCTCAACGCCGCCTTTTTTAGTGGCGCTGATTATGATCACGCTCGCCATATCGATTCCTCCCGGCGGATCTATTTCCCAGTAGTTTCCGTAGTTCAACGCGAGAACGACGTTTCCAGCCCATTCCGGCTTGCTTCCCGGCGTTCCAGGATTGGCATGGCTAGGATACCATTTCGAGTACTTCACGACCGATTCTATCACGCTAATCGAATTCGGCGGGTAAAGATGCCCCCATTCGCTGTAATTAGGGTCTCCCGACGATTTAACGTCTCCGATGATGCAATTCAATATCAGTCCCGTGTCCAGCTGGAAATCCACGTAGTCTCCGACACCCCCGAACGCCTCGGTGCACGCGATCACGTATCTTCCTTCTATAACGGCGAATCCCTCTGCATCATAGTTCTCACCGGCATCCGCCCGAAGCTTGTACTGCAGCGAATCGGGTGCGGTGATCAATGACCACCCCATATAGGTGTAAACGCAATTTCTACCGCCCAGCTGCGGCACTATCTCCCGCGCCATCACAATCCCATCCTAACTATATCCCGAAACCAGTTGTTGAGCTTCATAGACTCGTATCGCACGCATCCCATATCGTACGCCTTCTTCAGATTAGCCAAATGGGGAGACGATTTGAAACCTTTGAGCAGCAGAGTGTTCGGCTCATGGTCTTCCGTCGTGGCGGCGAACACGTGGCGGCACTGGCGGTCAACGTCTTCCGACACGTAATAGCAACCGTTTCGGTTGTCGCGCCATATTCCGATAGCATCGTCGTAGTAAAGGAGCGTGAACTGGTATTCGGCATTCTTGCCCTTCCTCGCGATGAACTTCGGGTTGTCGCGCAACCACTTGTTCTCGGCCGCGTACGCTGCATAGTCGCTCCCGGCTATCGCCTGGTAGAAGCGCGTGCCCTTCTTCGCCTCGATCAGCTCGGGGGGCGCTACCATCTGCGTCAGGAACTCGCCGCGCCTCCATATGTCCGTCTTGTAGGGAAGCTCCAGCTTGAAGTAGTCCATGTAGGGGTTCGCCGAGGTCACCGCGTTTCCCCAGAACATGCAGGTTACGTCGTAATCTCGAGAGCCAGGGCGGGCGATGGTTTCATAGAGTTCGAGGAATGCCGTCACCTCGTCGGGAAGGTACGTCTGGAAACCCTTATCGATCACGAATTCGTCGAATAGAATCGTGTCCACATTGTCCAACGCGTCGGACTTGAGCTTGCGCGCCGTTGACAGCGCTTGCGCGTAGCCGCATATCTCCTTGTCGATATGAAGGATGTTGGATTCAGCCCAGAGCGCATGCCCTGGGAACTCCTTCTGCACGTGGTTGAAGAGCCGTCCGTCCTTGCGGGTGGCAAGGTTCTTCAGCTCCTCTTCCGTGCGGCGCAGGTACATGAAGCGCCGTCCCGTGCGCAGGTAGCGCTTGACGTAGTGCTGCAGCCCCGTGTACGTCTTGCCCGCGCCTCGGATTCCGTAGATGAAATTGAAAAGGCAGTTGTACGAAAGCGTCTTCGATATGTCCCAGTATTTAGCCATTTTCCTCCTTTGACTTATCATCCCTTAAACTTAGAAGCCCCTGCCATCATGGATGTCCAAGCGACAGGGGCTAAGTCAAAGGGCGCTAACCGAAAAGACTATCACAGAGGGGGCTGTTCTCCGTATGCGCCCGTGCCCGTTTCACCGGGTGCCCCACAGACGCAGAAGATAGCTTGCTTTCCGGCGCATAACCATCATACATCACTTCTCTTGAATTGTCACGCGGAATCTATCGTTCTCCAAAACCGACTGACCAGTCGGTTTATCCGTCTGCCCCGAAGACGGGACACCCGCGTACGCCGACCATGCGCCGACGCTTCCGAAGAAAATATTCACGTCCAGGTTGCCCGCGTATCCGGGCACGCGGCCGTCGGACGCGTACTGCCAGCATCCCACAAGCCCGTCCGTCTCCGGCGGCTCTCCAGGGTCGAAGTCGAGTCCCGGGTTCAGCACGTCCGGGTAGCTCGCGATCCAGCGCATGCAGTTCTGCTCCACGCCTCCCTGGTTGAAGCGCCAGGGGTTGGCGTAGATCCAAGGCCAGATTCCCGTCTGATCATGCACGATCTTCACGAACTCGTTGACCCACTCACCGCTTTGGTCGCCCTCCCAGTCCAACACCGGAACGCCTTCGCCGAAGTAGTTAGAGGTGTTGTCTATGAAATGGACAGCCTCTTTCACGGGATCGTTGGAGTTCGCGAAGTGGTAGAACCCCCAGGGCTTTCCGTGAGCGCGACACCATTGCACCCAGCTGTCGCAATAGCCGTCTACGAACCCGACTCCTTCCGTCGCCTTGCAGATCACGAAGTCCACGTTGGGAAACACCGCATCCGCATCCAACCCTGCTTGCCAGTTGGATATGTCGATTCCCCTAAGCATTCTTGATCAGCTCTTTAAGTTCTTCCCGTAGCTCCTTAATCTCGCTCGCAATGTCGTTAAGTGTGCTAGTAAAGTCCTTAAGAGTACGATTGTACAGGTAAAACATGCCCACGCAAGCCACGATAGGGAAGCCCAGACTACCGATAAGAGTGACAATATCGTTAACATCCATCTTTGATTCCTCCTAATTAGAATACCAGTTCATGCTTATATTGAATGACAGCCCCGCCATATACACCATGCCGTCGGTGGAGGCGTTCAGGGAAACGACCCCGTTCGTCTGCACCGCCAGCACGTCAAGGCGCGTGTCCACGACCACGGGAACGCGAACCTCGGTCGACGGCCGGCATTCCGGAGGCAGCGTCGTGAGCGTCGCGCCCGGCGTGTAGTTCATGATCATGCAATCGCCTTGAAACTGCACGTCGTTCACGCAGCTGAGCATCACGCGGGTTGACGTGAATACAGCCTCCGGGGAGGGGGCGTGGACATACGCCCCCTTGAAGGTCTTGAAGAAGTTGGGGTTCCCCCCGCCTGTCGGATCAGCTAGCACCTTTTACCACCATTCCCGTTCCATCTGCGCCCCATATCAGAATGCATGGATTCGTTTGAAGATTGATGGGAGAAGAAACCGACGGGGTCAACTTCGATCCCCCGTCTGACAGCGTCGAACCGTTCTTGCTGAACAGATACGCCATTCCAGGAACTCCGGTTTTGAAATAAACAGACGATATATTGCCTTGGACTTCGATGATCCTCTCAGCTTCATTAGTGCCCAAATTCAATACGCCGCCTTGATTAGTCACAGAAGCGTATTTCGGGAAAGATCCGCATACCGCAATCCCGTTTTCGGTCACCAGACATTCGAGCATTCTAACCTGCCCGGTCAAATCGTATTTATTATCGGCATATACACCTGAGGGAAGAAGAAAATCGGAGCCGTTCGAGCTATAAATGTTGAATCTAGAGCCGACACCGCCCTTTATGTTTTTAAAGTCCAGATAAGCTCGCTGATCGTATGTGTAATCGAACCACTGAGACAAAGCGATGGCTTGCGTGGAATTGACAATCACGGTAGAGCGCCTATCCGCCTTGATTACCTTTCCGGGGGTGCCTGTCGAATATAACGGGTAAACGCTCATTTCGGACACGTTTCGCACATCGATAACGCCGGTATTATCCTTGATTACGGTATAATTACCAGTAGCTCCTCTAAAATAAACGGCATTGGACAACTTCAAAGTGCCGCTGTTCAATATACCGTAGTCAGACTGCCAACATTGCCAATCGGAAATGCTCATGATTGCCGAGTTGGATACGGCCGTCCCGCAAAATTCGGTTCTGATAGTGTTTATATCCACCATGTTGACTATGCTTGACTCTGCTACGACAGCGTTATCACAGGAAGAGAACCCTATGTTTCTGATCGTGGTCGTGTCGAAAGCGCCAGTGGTTCCTTCCCTTTTCAACCATAGACCGTATTCGACTCTTTGAATCAGGCAATCTTCAAAGTCAACGTTGGTAACGTTCGTTATTCCAGGAATCGTAGCCGTGTCGTCGATAGTGTAGATGATGCCTTTGGCATGGTTTTTAGATATGGTTGGGTCGTTGGAAGACGAGCCGGTCACATAAACGTTTCTAAACGTCACATTGAAGCCGTTTACGATTTTAAACCCGTATTCGCTGCTATGCGCGTTCATAACGCGTATCTTCTCGAAGTTGACGAAATAGCTGTTGAAGCACAGCATGAACGACCCGCTCAGCTTTAGATCGACATAGAAATTTTTGAACGTAACGCGTTGAACAACGTTCGTCGCTGCAAGCTCGTTTATTTGAAACATCGGAAAATCGTTGAGGCCGGTAAGAGTGCATCCGTTCCCATCGATTATCCTAGAGCTGTTCGATAATTTCACAGTTGCGCCGATATAGCATTTGCTGTTCATCGGGAATTTTACATTTCCGAGTTGCATCGCCTGTTGAACAGCCGAGCTATCGTCAGCCACCCCATCGAGTTTAGCTCCGAACCATTTGGGGTTAGCCCACCATTCTCCGAGCGAATCGTTCAGAATCTTCGCAAGCGTCCCATCAGCGATCCACTTATCCAAAAGCCGGGCTATATAATCTTGAATCGAAGTTTCCAGCGCGTTCAATTCCGCTTGAAGAGCATCGTTTTTATCTGAAAGTTCTTTAACCTCGTACGCCAGTTTGCATACTGTCTCGTACAATGTAAGATCGTTGCCGTATATGGCAGGTATCGAGCTCATGCAAACTCGTTCTATCGGATTCATGCTTTTCTCCTTACCAAATCGTCATGAAGCATTCGCGCAGCGCTCTATCCTCCACCACGTCACGGTCTATGTTAACGAACGTTTCGCGCCAAATCAACAGCAATTCCGATTCCGGCTTGTCGTGCCCGGATTCTGTGCGCGCGAGATCGTTCGCATACGTTCCGCTGGACGCGGACTTCGACGTGTCGGCCGTGGTCGCATTCGTGAAGTCCGCTGTGGAGGCGTACTTGCCGTTCTTGATGTTGTCGAAATTGAGAGCGCTCATCGGGGTATCCGAGAAGATGTCCTGCGCCTCGCTCGTGGAACCGGCGGTTGCGTCGGCGGTGTTCGACGCGGTGCCTCCCGCTTTCTCGGTTATGTTTCGGTTGTGGTCTTCAAGCGGCTTGATCTGCTTGGCGAGAGCGAGCGATTCGTACATCTGATTGTAATAGGGCATTATCAAGACCATCGCGTCGCGAACGAACATGCGGAACAACCCCGCCGTTTCAGCTCCTATCTCGTACATGAAATAGCGGCGTATGATCTTGTCGTTCAGCGTCTGCCTATACGCCTCGTCGAATATCGGATAGTCTGCCAAGCCCAGCTTGTCGTAAGCAGCATGCCAGTTGGCCTCGATGTTCGGAAGCTTCGCATCTGCAAGCGTCTGTTCGACCAGCCAGCGAAGCTGCAAGCTGTACTTGCTCATTCTCCGTTCACCTCGATCCCGTTCTCCTCGGCGTACTCGCTTTCATTGAATTCGCCATCGGCGATAGCCCACTGCTCCTCTTGGCGTTTCTCGGACACTCGGAAATGCACGTCAACGTCGAGCCCGAAGATCTCGTTTATCTGCTTGCACGCGAACTGGCGGGATTCGAGGCGGCAGAGCCGCTGCGCCTCCGTGCCGCCGAGGCTGGCGAGCATCTCGTCCACGATGACGCGCTCCGACTTGGACTCGGAGCTGGCGATTCCGAGGAAGCCGAGCGCTTCCTTCCAGTACTTGTCCTTCAGCTCGTAGAGCTGTTCGGCGACGTACGGCGACGAGTTGTCGAGGATGTCGATGGATTCGAGGTCGAAGTCCTTGTCCGTCATGATGAGGGGCTTGTACTCGTCCACCTGCGCCATCATGTTCTCGAAGCTCAGGCGCTGCTTCTGCGAGCATTTCACCACGCGCGGGGTCTTCTGCTGGTACACGTTCACATCGATCGCCCGGTCTATCGCCCACAGCTTCTTGGCGTACATGTTGAGCGCGAACCAGGTAGGCACGCGCAAGTTCGAATTCCAGATTATGACGGAGTTCTCGATGGTGAGCGGGATGTTGACCCCCATCACCGAGTAGGCTATGCGGTTCACCGGCTGCGAGTAGATGTCGAAGTTTCCCTCCAACATGCACTGCATGATGGCGTAGCCTTCCGGGCTGCGCTGGATCGGGTCGAGCGCGATATCCTCGTCGTGCAGGAACACGCAGAATCCGTCGCGAAGCAGCCACCACTCGATCTGGCGCTCGTTGATGCCCTCCGGCAGGTTCTCCCACTCGAAAACGCTCATCGCCAGCTCGTACAGGCGCATCTGCCAGAGGAACATCGTTTGCGAGTTCATGGCGACGTTGTCCAGCTCTCGAGCGGATCTACGCGCGTTCTTGGGCATGTTGCCCCAGGGAAGGCCGTAAGGGGTGGTAGTGGATTGGATAGGGTTCATGCATGCCTCCTTTCTTATATTATAGCGTTGCCCAAACTGTAGTTGCCCACGTCGTCCGTGTGCCAGAACGTGACTCCGGAGTCGAGCAGCCTGTTGAACATCGCCAGGTATCCGGCCGGAACCGATCCGCTCATGTTCGCGGCGACTGTCTTCACGTAGTTCCATGAAGCGCGCCCCGTGACGTTCGGCGTTTTCACGACGGAAACGTTGTAGCCGTACACGCTAAAAAAGTCGTCGATCTGGCGGGCTATCTCGGCTCGGCACGTGTACTTGCGAACGCCTATCGTGTAGGTTCCGAAGTTCACGAGCGCGGTAGTCGAGTTAGTGCCTCCGCGCTGCGTGTTCGGGGTCTTCGATGCCTTCGAGAAGTTCGCGAAGGTGTTCGTAAGGTCTTGCGCTCCGTTGATCGTGGAGTTGATCATGCTCGCGGCAGCCCCGGCGACGTTTCCCGAAGACAGGCCTTGCAAAGCTCCGCCGATGATGTTCTGCGTGGAGTCGATGAAGGAGTTCACGTAGGGCAGCTGGCTCATCGAGTTGAACGACAAGCCGGACGACGTGTCCACCTGGGACGCGCCGAGCATGTTCGCGAACGCCTGGTACACCCAGTTGCATGTGGGGTACTTCTCCAAGTACACCGCGCCTTCGACGAACCGGTTCACGCCGTTGTAGTTCAGCGGTATGTAGGCCAGGCGCGAGTTCGCGTCGCACCCGCCGGTCTTCTGCAAGCTCAGCGTTCCGGGCGTTCCGCAGAATTCGAGGCGGAACTGCTGGCCGGCTCCGGTGAAGTTCGTGACTTCCGCATACTGGAACGGATAGCAGAACATCTTGTTGTTCTTAGGGATATAGCCGTCCAGGCTGGTGAAGCCGAGCGCGTAGTCCTTCGTTACCTGGGGCGTTGCCGCGTTGGAGTCCACCCAGTATCCCCAGCCGTCGGACTTCTTGACGATAGTCGGGATCGCCGCTCGAGGAACCATGTAGACCTGGCTCACCGCGTCCTGCTGGCCGTTGTCGGACAGCGCCTTCATGAATCCCTTGAAGTCGTCCACCGTCAGAAACACCGACAAGCTCGTGCCGCTGGTAACGCCCATGTACTTGTCCCCGCCGTTGTTGACGTACGTTCCGTCCTTCAAAGGCTCCACGGCGCTGGCAACGACCATGTAGCAATCCATGTCCTCGTTGTCGATCGCCGAGTACGTGCATTTGAGTTCGCCCGGGTCGATTCCCTCGTCCTTGACGTGAGCGCCTATCGAGTCGTCGTTCACATGCTCGCGCTCCACGAAGCACGGCTTCAAGTCGTAGTCGAACATGTAGGTCTGCACGTAATCGAGTTCCAAGTGCAAGCGCGTCGTGTTGGCCGTCTTGTACTCTGCGCGGGTGATGAACGCGTAGAACCACTTAGCCCCGAAGTTCTCGTTCTGGAACATCACGTAGTTGTAATTGTAGTATTGCTCGGGGTTGCCGTCCACGTCGATGGCAGATTCCAGGCGCTGGTACGTGTAGGTTGAAATCGTCCGCCGAGCGTCCATGAACGAAGCTACGCCCGACATCTGGGCGTTCAGGTTCGGATACCAGCGAACGTGCTTGTAGTTCGGGTTCCACGGAACCGTCCCTATCCGAATCTCCGTGCTGGGCTGGTACATTTCTCACCTCCTTCGGAAAGGAGGGCGGGAAACGAATCCCGCCCTCGGCAGAACATAGGCTATGCGGTTACGGTGATGGTGGATTCGCCCGTCTTCGTGCCGTCCTGGATGGAGGTTGCCGTGACGGTGAGCGTCTTCGCCGTCTCGTTGGCCGCCACGTGCAGGTACCCGCCGTTGGTGACGGTCGTGCCGGACGCAGCGCCTCCGGTCACCGTCCACTGCACTCCCTGGTTCACGATGCCGGTTCCGACTACCTCGGCAGACAGCTGCAGATCCGCGCCCTTGGACAGCGTGGCCGTCTTCGGCGTGACCGTCACGCTCGTGATGGTCGGGGCGGTCGGGGTGAAGGCGGCCGCCTGTCCGAACGGCGAGCAGCTGATGGTCTTCCACACATGGTGCCAATGGTTCCAGTACAGGCCTTCTCCGTTGAACCACTGCGCGGCCTCCACGTAGTTGTCCAGAACCATCCACCAATCGCGCGACACCAGCACCGCCGGCACGGACTCGAGCAGCGCGATCTCCTCTTGCGTGAAGCGGTGGTAGTTGGGGTCGAGCTGTCCGGTGGCCGGGTCGGTGAAAAGCGCGTCCATGCGAACCCAGTCGAAGTCGGTGAACGTGTCGACCGTGATCATGTGCGCCTGGAACTCGCGGTACTCCAAGTTGAACGCGGTGGCCAGCACGTTCATGTTCATGGTGGCCTTGAACTTGGCCGTGACGATGAAGTACTGGTCTTCGAAGTCCGTGTGCGTGGTCACGCCCGCCATGTTGTACTTGGTCGACTGGTACTGGAACAGGTCGGACATGTACTGGAACTGCGTGGCGATGTCGATCGCGTTGTCCTTGCCGATCGCGGGAATCTCCACCGAGCCGATATAGCCGTTGAGGAGGCACTTGGCCAAGAAGTAGCGCATGACGTAGTACTCGTCCGTGTTGGCGCTGGTGTAGAGAGACTCGATGATGCGCGCGATCAGGTCGGAAACGCCCGTCCAGGACAGGAACGCCTGGCGCAGCTGCTGGGAGGAGACGGTCGTCTTGTAGAACTTCTGGAAGTTCATACGGTGGAACGCGGTGCGCACGTCGGGAAGCTCGCGCTTGGCGAACGTGTCCTCCGCGCCCTCGGGGTAGAAGCCGTGAACGTCGGCGAGGTTGACGAAGATCTCCTCGATCGTGTCTCCGAACTCGAGGTACCCGCGCTTGAACACCGCCCAGGGGTTGCGGTACAGCTTGGAGGTCACGATGGTGAGGCCGATGCGGTTCACGAGCGCGTTCAGAAACGCGTTTCGCGCGGGCTGGTAGCTCGTCAGGTACTCCCCGATGGCGTGGATCTCGTCGGTCGTTCCGGCAAGCTCCACGTAGGCGCGGTTGTTCGCGTCGTAGGTGGCCGCGATGCCGCGAGCCGCGAGCGCGGACGCTACCTCCGGGGTCTCGTTGATGGTCGCTTCGACCGCCTTCTGCGCAGCCGTCTCGCGCGCTGCCGTATCGCCGCCCTTCATGACGATCGGCGAATCGGCGGCTTTCATGTTCGGTTGCTTCACTGCCATAATATCTCCTTAATCCCAAATCTCGTCGGCGCTGCGGATCGGCTCGCGCCGAACTTCCTCGCCGATCTCGTTCACATGGAGCAGCGTCTGGCCTTCGACGGCGAAGAACCGGTCGGCGTACTTGCGGCGCGACTCGTCGCGCTCCTCGCGGTAGCGGTCGCGCTCGGCGATAGCCTCGTCGCGCTCCGCGTTCAGGCGGTCGCGCTCCGCGTCCCACTCCTCGCGCTCGTTTCGCCAGCCCTCGCGCTCGTCCCAGCGGTCGTCGAGTTCCGCCGCGTCCTCGTCGATTCGCGCGGCCATCTCGAGCCGCTTGTCCTCGTCCGGCTCCATGGCCAGCTCGCGCAAGCTCGGTTGGTACCTGCTCATAAGCCTGTCTCCTTTCTGATGACAAAATCACCTTCGTATAGTATAATACCGCCTTTTACGGTCTTGGAATAGAGTTTTCCCGGAAATTTCGCGCCGACATGGAAATTGTCCCACGTGACGTGAGGGTGGCACGATTCTGGCAGCCCCGCGCAATGCACGGTGAGCTTGCCGCCCTCGTCCTCGATGTAGGTCTTCGGGCGGATGAACCTGGCGCGTTCGAACGTGCATTCGAGCTTCCATGCCCCCAGCCGGTAATCGTCCACGTCAAGCTCTTCGGGCACCTCGGTGCCGGCCAGATGAAGCGAATCGGTGTCGGCGTAGAGGAACCGTTCTTTCACCTTCTGCGCGCTCCGTATCGTCTTGTTCCTCGCCCAGGCCGTGATGAAAGCCCCGGCGGGAAGGTACATTCCTTCTGTCTGCTCCGGTTCGAGCAAAGGGTAGCGCACTATGCCGTCCTCGCCCATGACCGGCCGGCGGCTCCGTTTGACCGGATGCGTCGCCATCTTGCCGTAAGAGGAGTTCATCTTGAGCTTCGCCATGTAGCGCTTGCCCGCGTTGCCCTCCTCGGCCGCATGCACCTTCTCATCGTTGGCCGCCATGATGAAATCGTAGAATAGCTTGTTCGATGCCTTGAACTTCCAGCCCTTGCCGTAGCGGATGGAATAGATGTCGTAGTGGTCTTTCAACAGCGCCAAGTCGACGCTTGTCAATACCAGCGTCTGCTCTCCCTTCGAATCCGCTATGTACTCCGTCGGCATGAAGCTCAAGTTGCCTTTGAGCTGCAAGCATGGGATGAAACCGGGTTTGAGCTTGAAGTCGACGGTCACGGTCTGTATGTAGAGCGGGTATCGCGGGTCAGGCTCGTATTCCCCTTCGAAGAGCACCGGGTCGCCGTACGGCAGGATCTCGCCGTTCACCCCTGCCATCACGGAAGGGTACAGGCTGTTAACGTCCAGGACGATTCCCTCCCCGATGTCGCGCCCTTTGAATTCAGGATTGACGTACGTGAAACCGCCCTTGTAGCACGGGCGGATCTCAGCGTCGTAATCGCATACGGGAAAGGTGCGTCTGAAACCCTTCTCGCCGCCTATCGTCTTCTTGTACTCGGCGATGGCGTTCGACCCGGCCGTGATCCTGGTCGCGCCCTGGTCGATCAGCTCGCCCAAGGCTCGCGCGACGATCCTCACGTCGGCCGAAATGTAATCGATCTCCTCTTGCGTCAGAGCATGGTCGATATCGCGATGCTCCGCATAGTCTATCTCGAGCTTCGCGTCCTCTTCCTCGAAGCCGAACGCGCGCGGAATCTTCGCGACCGGCAAAGATATGATTTTCAGCGAATCGCAGAACTCGATGCAATGCCCTCTGCCGAAATATAGCTTGATCGTGTAGAACTGGTTCATGTCGCTGATCAGCGTCGTGAACCGGTAGGGCGCTTGCTCTCCGTGGGAGGGAATCCATTCCCATCCCGCGTCAAGCAGATGCGATATGATGAACTTCCCATCGAATTTCAGGTTGTGGAAGTACACGCGAGCGTCCGGGGCGCGCTCGCACCATTCCACGAACCCTTCGATGGAAGTTCCAGTCGTTATATCGTAGGTTTTCAAGGTGCAAGCAGCCCACGCCCAAACTCGCGTCCGGGTCAGGTCGTCTGCTGTCGTTTCGAAATCGGCCGTGAAGCACTGCATATCATAGCTCAGCCCATCTGTCGAGAATGTAGCCCATCTTGTCGGCGCGGTCTTCAGGAGCGTAAATGTACTCGATGGTCAAAATCTCGTCTCCGGACTCGAAGAACTCCATGAGCTTGCCCGCGTCGGACTTCATCATGGATTCGATCTTCCTCGCGATCTGCGATATAGCCGCATCGAACTCGGAGTAGCCGCCGAACACCGTGTTGAGGCCTTTGATATAGTTCTTGTAGTACCTGTCCAGCTTTTCGTAGGAACTCGTAGCGCTCAGCTCCTCGTAACGCTTGATGAAGCGCTTGAGGGCGATGGGAGAGAAGTCTCGCGCGGTGCGCTTGTCGGGAAGGAGGTTGTTCTGCTGCAACGTTCCCATGCGTCCCAGGGTCTGGCCGTAGTCGATCCCCAGCTTCTTGCGCCTGAGCGACTTGCGCCGCTCGTTGACGGCTTTCGCGATCTGGAACTCCCGCACTTCGTAGCGCGTGGCGATCCCTCCCTCGCCGACGGTCGTCAAGTCCAAGGCTCCTTTGCGCGTAGCGCGCAGCAAGCGCGCGACCGTGTTGTTAAGCACGCGCGCGCTCTTGATCTCGGCTTTGACTTCCTTGTAGCTTACCGGCTCGGGCATGAACTGGGCGTTGGCGGGATTCGCCCGCATAGCCCGTCGAATGGCGTTGTTGTACTTTCGGACTGCGGAGTTGAGGCGCGAACGCTGGCTTTCAGTCCATTTAATCTTAGGTTCTCTCTGCATGTCAGCTCCTCACCGTTTTCCAATCGGACGTAGCACCCCCTGGTCTCCACCGTGAAGTACAGTTGGAACGCGGCGACCAGCTGCATGTTGACGTAGAAGTGGAAACGCTTTTCCATGCTGTCGTCCAGCCATTGCGTTCTGACGCAGATCTTGTCCATGAAACTGGAAAGATGCTTCCTAGACGAGAAGAAGAACGTACAATCGCCGTACATGAAAGAGTAAGGCGATTCCTTCAGCTCGTAGAAAACGCCGTTTTTCGAAGGCATGGCGCACCTCCTTTCAATAACGGTATTTGATATGCTTGGAAACCGTTTTCAACGCTTGCGAATGCATGACGAAGACGAGTCCGATATAATCGTCTATGACGTAGCGGCGCACAAGCTCGCGCAGGTCGTTTATGTCGTCCCGCTTCATATCGATCTTGTCGTCCTTGGTGAACATGTATTCGATGCGCCCGTTACGATGGCGGTTGAAAACGGCAACGCCTTGCGGAACGACGGCATGCGCCCATAGCTCCTTTTTCAACACCCTGTTCGACGAATCCGCTACGAACTGCTCCATCAAATCCTTGTCTGCAAGCGACAACATGGCTTCCTCCTGAAAAAAGGCCGCACGCTGGGTGCGGCCTGTGATTGCGAACTTTAAGCGACTTCGAGGGTGAGCATCGTGCCGCGCTTCACCTTCACCTGCTTGACGACGACGTTGATAGGCTCCTCGTAAGTGGGCGCGCCGTAGACGGCGAACATCTTCTTGAGCGAACCCCACACGCCGTTCGACACGCACTGGTAGCTCTCGCCCTTGTCGTCGATGAGCACGATGCGCGGTGCTTGCTCCACGGTGCCGTCCTCGTCGGCGATTTCGATGATCTCCACGAACAGGTCTTTCAGCGCGATCTGCTTGTTGATGAAGTCGTCGATCTTGTGCGTCGGGTTGTTGGACGCGTTGTAGATCAGCTTCTTGGCATCCGCTCCAAGTTCCGGGTTCACCGAGCAGAAAGTGTTGTCCTCGGGCTTGGCAAGCTCGGCGATGGCGTACGTGCGGGCAGGTGCGAGGTCGTTGACGGGCATTTCCTCGGCGATGGCGATGTCTTTGTTCTCAGGCATGGTTTTCTCCTTCTAGTCAGATGGTTTAAGCGTCGATGACGGTAGCGTTTTCAAGGAACGTTTCCACGGGCATGGAATAGGTCTTCTCCTCGCCTTCGACCCACTTGATCAAGCAGTCCTTGGGAAGCGCCACGCCGGCATCGCGGAAGGCGATACGGGCTTTGCGGGCGTTCATGTTGGTGTCCAGCACGACGTACTGGGCGACAGGGTGCACGCTGGGCGGGATCGAATCATCCAGTTCGTACGCGGTCAGCTCGAAACTCTTGAAAGTGCGGGTGATAGCAGCCATAATGTAATCTCCTTTGATCGGTCGGCTTGCTTTGACGATATCCATTATACGCCCGTGAAAAGCGAAAAGACCGAAATTCGGTCTTTTCATAGAATCTTCACAAATCTAAATTTTTATTTATACCTTTTGATCACGTAAACCATTCCGATTGCGTATGCTATGATAGCGAAAAGGGTTTCAGGGTTCATAGTCACCCTACTTTCTTCATGGAGACGAAAACGTAAGACGGATGAGAATCCATGAATTGAAGATACTCGCATGCTGCTTTGATCGTGTCACAGTGCATATGCTTTAACTCGTAAACTTTGGTATCTTTGTTGCGCTGGTAATATTTGATTACGTAGAACATGGTAGGCTCCTTTGACTTGTTTA